ACGAGTCTAAAAATTTAGCAGCATCTTTAAATCCAACTGCTTCTAAGATCCAAGAAATTCCGTCTTTGACTAAATCAAAGAATGACAAGAATACGCCATTGATTAGACCAACGATACCACCTTTGATCGCACCTAGTATTCCACCAGTATCATATCCTTCGATAGCACCTTTAATGGTATCGTAAATACCCATAATAATGCCAAGTGGATAAGCAATCTTTGCTACAACCTTACCAACAACCTTAAACATTTTAGCAAAGTCATCAAAGTATGCACCCATGCCAGAGAAGAAGTCTTTGATTCCACCAAAGATCTTTCCAATCACCCCTTCTTTACCAAATCCAGAAAAACTTTCTTTAAGATTAGGTAAGAAATTAGTAAAGGCATCTTGAACAGCAGATATTGTACTCTTTATCTTTTTACCGATATCAGATTCTTCAAAGAAAGAAAAATACTTCTTAAACTTTGTCATTGATTCTTCAAAGAATGTAGATATTGATTTACCAATATTACCAATTCTTTCTCTTAGCCCTTTTGTGATATCTTCAACAAAGGTTACAATTCGTTTAAACTTTTCTTGGATGTTTGCACCAATTTCATCTAATCCTAGAAACTTTGCGAATCTTTTGAATATATCACCAATGCCTTCAGCAGCTTTCATTAGAAGACCACCGAAAAATTTCATAGTCTTAATTTGCGCTGTAAATAACCCAGCTATTGTACCAAGTGCAGCTGCAATGGCAAGACCGAAAGTTTTAATGGTATCTAACCAAGTCCAACCTTCTTTTTTCTTGTCATCTTTCTTTTCAGCTTTACCACCACCCATGCCACGAGTGTTTTCTTCAATCTTAAGTAACAATCCAGTTTGAGCATCTCTGGATCTATTACCTTCAATTTCGTTTTCTAAACCTTTGCCACCGCCACCACTAGCAGATGGTATACCACTAATCGCTCTAGTGTTAAATTGAACAGCAGTAACTAACTTTCTTATACCAGATGTTAAATCTTGTAATGAACTAATTAATGCTGCAGCTGGATTACCGCCACTACCCATACTTGCTCCTGAGCCACCCATAGGTGAACTTCCTGATTGAGCCAGTTGGTTAGATTGTTTTTGAAGTACGAGTTCCATTTATTTACTCTCTAGTCGTTTCTTTTCTTCTTCTAAGTATTCTTTTAACATAAAGACATAGACCTCTCGCTCGAACGGTAACATGTTATCAATATCTGATAAAGCATATTTGTGGTACTGCATCAAGGCAAAATTCATTTTATAATGATTCACCAAGCTGTCATGACAAAGGTTTATTAAAAAAAACTTTGCATTCCCTCCAATAGGATAGTATGCGCTTTGTTACAAACAGGACAATTATAATTAACAGTATGAGTCAGCTTTGGCATGGTATCAAAGAAACTTTGTATTTTACCAAACTGCTCAGAAGTTAGATTGTTAATAAAATCCATTAGTTCCTGTTCAGTTTGATCCTTTGAATGATACACTGACTCTGCGTCATAAATGTAATCAATTGATGAAGCCACTAATTTAAAAGTATCATCAGCTGTTACTTCACCACCTTGTAGTTTTTTAACATCATCAATATTAGGATACTTCATAACTACACCGACAGTGCCGAACAACTCAATCTTGTTAGTATGTCCTTCTTTTTCTTGCACAGTCAACTGCGATAGATCTATCGTATGTTGAATCTTAGCCTTTGCGTTATCTTCTCCGTGATCTTCATCACAGGATAATACGATATCAACAGTTTCACCGACAGACTTAGATCTTAACTGAGTGAAAATGTATTCGATATCAAAGATTGCTAGTTTATTGATTTCAATAGGTTCTGTGACGCATGATTTAATAACTTCCTTTAAACTATCAATCATAATTCTTTGATCATCACTTTGCTGTGCTATCAAAAGTGTTTTTTGATCTTTAACTAAAAATGGTCTATATGTAATAGACTTTTTAGTTGACGGAATCACCAAGTTATAAATTGGTGTACTGTTCATTGGCAATGCCATAATTATTCTCCTTTAGACATATTCTTAATTAACTTATTCAATTCAGCAGTGCTACCTGTAAAGATAACATTGTTATTCGTCACTTCTTTCCCAGACCTTTCTTTAGGTGCGTCTAGTTTTTGCTTCTGTTGATGTAGATCCAATAACTGTTGGTTTATATCAGCCAACTGCTTCATTAGATTTCCAACAACTTCAAATGCTCTTGGATGCTCAGACTGCATAGCCACATCAAGTGACTTCTGTAGTGCTTCCTGTCCTTGCTGAAGTAAAATACGAAGATTGTTTCGAGTGATATCGAAGTCATCTTGTATTCTATTTGTAGAGTCGTTAATAACTTCTCCAGTCTTTGTTATCACTTCAGTGTTGCCCATTGGCTGTATCCCAAACTCGGCAGATAATGTCTCATCAATCTTCATTCGCAATCCTTAATGATGTATTTATTAGAACTTCAACAATCCTGGAAGTTTTGTAACTCCGTAAGATAGAACAGAACCAGTAACAAAGTTACCTGCAGTACTACCCAATGTTCTATTCAATGTTTCTTGGAATCCTGTAAAATTCTTAGTTAATTTATCAATGAAACTAGTAGGAATTTTTTGATCATCTGCCAGTTGTGTTACTGGAGTTGCCTTCCAATATTTGTACTGCATATTAACAGTTAGTTTCATAACATCTTTAGAAGCATTATCTAAAGAAACTGCATTAAGATTCTTTGGATATGCCTCGAACAATTCGACTTGATATCTTGTTTTATCATTAATGTCTTGCACCTCAATAGTAAATTTAGGGGCAATGTAAGTGTTATAATAACTATATGTTCTCGTATTAGGATCAGAAATTAAACTCATCCAATCATCAAATAGTTTTTTCACTAACATATCGTTATCGACATAAAAGGTTAAATTTATTGGCTCGTATAGTTTCTCATACGGAACTTCACGAAATTCACCAAATGTTCTGTTCTGAACAGTGGAATAATTTATTCCTGGAAGTTGAACTGTGTCACAGAACAATAAAATCTTTCTTAGATTACCTGGATTTATTCCAGCAGGTGGAGTAAATTCTACACCAAATCGATTGGTTCTTGCCAACGCACCAGTTTTAACTTCAGAGATAAACTGGTTAATTTTATTTGGTTTAGCATCTTTTCTTGCAGTGTCTTTAGTCAGGAATGGTAAATTAAGTGCCATTTTAAGCCCTTCTCATTTTCTTGATCGAATCCGACCAAATTTCTTGTTTACTTGCTCCGACAAATCTTTCAACTGGTAACAACATAGCGGTTGCCCAATCATCAGCATTTATTTGTCTAAATTGTGTTCTTACATGACCAGTTAAATATTGTTTAACACATGGTTTGGCTGCATCGAATCTAGAAACTCCATCTATAACTTGCCATGAATACTTTAGTCTAGTCGTTTCATCCATGCGATTGTTAGATTTAAATACTAACAAAGTGTCAAGGAGTCTAATCCTTAAATGGTATGGAAGGTAATGCATATTCAATCCCATGAATCCATCTGGTGTTCTACTAAATGGAAACACCAAAGGGAATCTGTCATAGTAAGGTAACTCTTTCTTACCCTTTGGATCATAACCATACATGTATAATCTTCCAGGCATGATTCTAGTCACTAAATCATCGGTATTTCCACTTAACACTCTTGCTGGGGTGAGTTGTTGCTTAGTCAGCAGAGTGACTTGTTGTTCGAACCAACCCTTAGACTTTCTGACAGTGGTTGCCAAGTCATATTTGTTTCGTTCGAATACATCGAGCATTGTTGAAGTTTTAGCCATACTCTTATTTAGGTGCTAGACCCAACTCGTGTTCGGTTATAATTTTAAATTCCCACCCTCGATCTTTGGCGAATTCACTTGCTGCTTCCCATTTTGCTTGATTCTTCATAAATGCCAGAGACTCTTGCAAGTATCGCTGGGTTCTCTTTCCTGGATAAATAGGTGGTTGGGTTTGTGTTTTTGGTTTAACTTCAACCAGATAGGTTTTACCTGTAGTTACGGTAATCTTAAAATCAACAAAATACCGATGAATA